GCCGTTAGGATTCTCCCAATTAGGATATTCAGCATTCTTACTACAGGACTAAGCACGGCAATGAGGCCGCTACCTATGGCGGCTTTAAGGCTGTCGAATTGCAAGGACAAAAGCCTCACCTGGTTAGCCCAGCCGTCCGAGGTCCTCATGAAGTCGCCTTGTGCAGCAGAAAGCTGGTCTTGCACGAATTTAAACCGCAATGCCACCTTCTCCGCTTCAGACATAGACTTTGTAGTCTTCCCGAAGCCGTTAGCCATTGCAAAGGCGTCCAGTGCAGTCTGTGTCATTACGACACCCAAGGACTTAAGGCTTTCCGTCTCCCCGGTAAACACGGATTTAAGCTTTGTATAGGCTTCGTCTTGGCTCATGTTGTAGAATGATGCCACGTCTCCGGCAAGGCCTGTTAAAGCAGTAGCCATGTCATAGGCTTGTCCTTCAGAGAAGCCGAAGGCTTTACCCATCGCGCCGAAAGTACCGGTAAAGTTCTTGGCCATCGTCTCGGAAAGACCGAACTGCGCTGCAGCATTTTTTGCAAAACTGTCTATCTGTTTATTCATCGTAGGAAAGACGGTATCTACTACGTTCTGCACCTCAGAAAGGTTGGAGCTTAACTCTATGCATTCCTTGCCAAAGGATATAAGCTTTCCAACTGCAAAAGCTCCGGCAAGCATTTTCCCGGCATTAGTGGCAAGCTTTGTTATACTGTTTAGACCGCTTTCAAACTCTCCTTTATTTAGGACTAGATCTAAGCCTACCTGACCTACACTATCTCCCATTTATCCTCCTTTCCTACGATAAAAGCGAAAATAAGCTGGATTCCAGCTTTTTCATTTCCGCTGCATATTCTTCCTCTGTCATTCTTTCACTCTGTTTTGTACGCCAGTCGTCGTAAATCTTCTTTTGGTACGAAGAGAATCGTTTGATGGTCTCCTGATCCGTCTCGCTTCGGATTGCCACTATCTTACCAAGGGCAGTGTCCGCGGATAGACCGGATAAAAGGGCAGAAAACTCTGCCCAGTCAACCGTCTTAAAATCCTTCGTAGATAAACGAAGGCCGTACTGTGACAGGAAGCTGGATACAATCAAGTCCCAGTCTTCAAACAGGTCATAGTACGGCTCATCACTCTTTTTCTTGTTTCTCTCCTGTGATTAGCTCTACAGCGGCCTTAATCACCACAATCAGGTCATCAAAGCTAAGCTTAAGCTTTGCCAGCCTCTCTCTGGATTCCTCCGGGAACAGAGTCTCGTAAGCTTCATTTACTTCCTTCGCTCCGGCATCACCGCTCATAAACTGGAGCACCTTCAACATGGAAGGCGCGTCACTGTTTACTTCAATCTCTTTCCCCTTGATGATTAAGCAGCTGTTCTCTTCAAAGTTCAGTCTGTCTGTAATATCAATCTTTTTCATGGATTAACCTCCGATTCCGGGTGTAGCCGGTGCGGGTGTGATTGTCGGCTTACCGTAGCACTCCGCATCGAACTCCAAAGCGTCAATTCCTGTGGTATCTCCACCGCCCGGTGTGGTTACGTTGATAACTACAGGGCATGTAAGCTTTGCGCCGGACACCATAGTCCACTCAAACTGAGTCATTACATCGGGTCCAAACTTCCAAGCAAGGTCTGCGATATAGTCGTTTGCCTTGTCTCCCACACATCTCTTGCCCTTAAACTTAAAGGACATCTTCTTACCGGTCATAGCTGCCTTAGACCAGCCCTCCGCATCCATCGCAAACCAGTTCTCTACGGTACCGTCGATGGTAGGCGCAAAGTTCTCAAGGTCTTTTGGCGTTGCCATGTCCTGAGGCTTACTGTCCATACCCTTAAGGCCGAACTTAAACTGATTAGAATGTACCGGATATACTTTTCCTGCTACTTCGCTCATAATCATTTCCTTTCATAAATCGCATCGATCCAGATAACGAATTCATAGACTCCGCTATCATCAGTTCCTACGTCTTGTGGTTCCGGTACTGCCAAGGATAGGTAGCGAACCACGGTATCACCTATCTGAAATGCTTTGTCTTTTGTCTGTAAAAATTGAAAAAGCTTTATGGCCACTTCTTCCGTTTCCACAAAGCTTTTATTCCAATGAATTAACAAGGATATCGGAGAAATGCCGTAGCTTGTATGCTCTAAGCCTCCTAATGCCTTGATGGGCGTACCGCTGGACTTCCTGTGATAGATTCCAAGGGATTTCTCCTTCTTATTATCCAGTTTTCCGATATAAACTTGCTTAAAAAGGTCGCTGTCCTTAATTAGCTGCTGAATTACTTTCAGCGGTAGCACTAAACATCCCCCCTCTCCTTGTAAAACTTCATGAAGGCGTTCTTTGCAAAGTCTTCCTTCTCTCCACCCTTCTCCCAGTCCTCGAACCATTGCCCTTTAGCATTGGGATTTTCGGACGTATCGAAGTTAAATTCCGGATGATAGTAAAGCCTTCTTGCGTATGGCGTAGAGTGCACAAGTCTTACCACGCCTCTATCTGCATCAGAATCATCTACAAAGGCAGATTCATTCTGCAAATTACCAGTTTTGAATGGCACTACTTGGCTCTGCACTACATCGCTATGCACTGCCTCTCCCGTCATGGCAAGGGCTGTTACGGCCGCCTTAGAAAGCTGTTGTATCCTCGGAAAGTTCATTTTTACCGTGCTTGTAGCCTTCATTACTTCACCTCCAGCTTGCAATAATTCACTGTCCCGTCAGGATTCCTTGCTTTCATGCCATGAACGATTTCTCTTTCTTCGGAGAAGACCGTTACAGTTCCTCCGGATAGGCTGGGGAAGCTCTCCGCAACGTCCCCTGGGAAGTAGGCCGTTCCGGTACACTCCACAAGCTTCTTTTCTTCCGTGAAAATGGTTTTTACGCTATCTTGGAAGTTACAAAGAAGGCTTAAATCAAGGGAGCGTTCAGGCTCTCCGTCTTCCGTTATCCCTTCACCGGTTAAATGCACCTCGATAGGAACCTTACAAAGGCTTTTGGGAACTAAACAAGGATACTTCATACTTCCTCCTATATCGCCTTACAGCACAGCCCTGTTTGGCAGAGCAAAGCGTAAAGGGAGCGACTGATTGTCACCCCCTTTTCTACCATTACCTTCTCGCTGGAAGATAGTTTTACGCTTGCTCCATTAAGGCTATACCCGCTTAGCGGCGATTCTAAAAACTCCGCGTTATCGTGTTTGAAAAGGGCGAGCTCTCCAGCTACCTCTTCGATAATCTCTTTTTGAAAGTCAGTGAGATGCTCGTATCCGATTCCACGAATGCGGTTATAGCTTAGAGTATCAATGTCCCTACTCGCCCTGTTTAAAAGTTCGTCTATCTTGTCCTCCGGAACGCCTGTACCGTACCTCTCAATAAACTTCGTTTTATCCAGGTAAGGAATCATCTTAGTTACCTCCGTCCTCTACGGCTTCGGCTCCTTTATTCTTCCCCTTTCCTTGGGACTGGGCTTTCTGCAGTTCTGCTTCAAGAGCTTCCAGCTTATTTTGAAGCGCTGCATACTCATCATAGGACACAGTCTTACCGGGAGCCGCCTCTAACAGCTCCCCATCATCACCGTAAATGTCGAATCCCTGCGTAAGGTAAAACCCCTTCTGAGAATCATCAATGAAGTATTCCTTATTTTCTTTTACTGCTTTCACGCTCTACCTCCTTAGTGCTTAGTTACGTGCATTGCACAGCCTGCAACCTTTCTCTCAATCAAGAAGAGATCCCAGTAGTTTCGATTCTGATACAGATATCCGTCTGCGGTTCTGGAATCGGTTCCCGGAGTGAAAAGAGAAATGTATGCGTACTTGTCTCTTGCCACTACGCAAGAAGGATGTACCAGAATAAAGTTAATCTGATCCGCATCGGCAGCGGCAACACATCCGTCAGTGAAGTTATACTTAGTCTTCATGCGTCCGGACTGAACCATCTTGATGGTTACATCATCCAAGGAATGCACGTTTCTATTTACCTCATTAGCGTCGTTTACAGTGATTACTCGCTGGATGCCGTCCGCTTCCTTTAACAGCTTGTTTACTGCCGGCGTAACATAGAGGATTCTTCCATCTACGGGCACTCCTGCGTCATCCATCTTGGACATTTCCTCATCGAAGACAGCCAAGATGTTCTGTGCAGTAAGAACGGTGGTGCTGTCGATTCGTCCGTGGAAATTAGTAAGCTCTGTATGAAGCTTAGAGAAATTGTAGCAGTCCTTCTCAGGAATAGCCTGCTCATTCTCGAAAGTGTTCTGGATATTCGCAACGGCCAAAGCAAGGTTTGTCTCATCGATATCCATAGGATCCACGAAGAACTCGATATCTCTATCATGAGCAAGTTTCTTAGGCTCCCAGTCGTTAGCGATGTTTCCGGCATTGAAGCCTGCGGTTCTTGTGTGGTCCTTATAGCCGGACAAGGTAAGGCGAGGAAGCTTGATAGTCTGCGCATTAAGGAATGTAATCTGCGGATTACTGTGCATTAATGCATCAGAGCAAAGCTCCTTCTCATACTTCTGTGCCAAAAACTGTGTAAACTGTTCTGCGTACTGATATACTGCCATAATTAAATTTCCTTTCTCCTGTTTAGGATTAACTTAGTCCGAAGGCTTTCTTTAGTGCCTCCGATTCATTCTCATTTTTGCTACCGCCGTTTGCACCTACGGCTTGGAACCCTGTAGCCCTGGTATTAGAAGCCTTAAGCTGTGGGATATCCTCCAGCACCTTATTTAGCGCCTTCTTAACATCCTCTTCCTTAAGTTCCTTTCCGTCTAAGGCGGTAAAATCGGCCATCTTTAGAACGTAGGGAATCGTTTTGGCGTCAAGCCCTAGGCTTACCGCTTGCATTGTGGCAAACTGCTCAAGCTTTGCCCTCTTTGCCTCTTCCTGTGCAGCAGTAAGACCGCTTTGAAGGGTAGCTAAGTCAGGCGTGTTCTTCGCCTTTTCCTCTTTAAAGGTGTTAATTGCCTTTTCTACCTCTTCCTGTGTAAGGCCTTGCTGTTTGAAATAGCCTTTCATGGCTGATTCCTCTGCCGCCTTAGTTCTTCCCTCAATAATCTGCGCGAGCTTGTCATAATCAATCCCCGGCATACTCTGCCCGTTCTGATTCTGAGACATTCCCTGCTGATTATTAGGCTGCTGTGTTCCTTGTTGGGTTTCTTGACCCTGTGCATTGTTTTCCATATTCTCCTCCAGTTTTATGTGTGTCTCACAATATAGTTTCCCTGTTTTGCCAAGGTGTCTCCTCGTAGTTTTACGCCTTCGGGCAATATAAAAAGCACCGCCCTATGGACAGTGCTTTAAAGCATGATATGATGAAAGAAAAAAGGAGAAAATGCATGATAGATTCTACTTCTAAGAAGGTACTTCACTACCTCTATAATCTTCCCGATTTTACTTTCGATGTAAATAAACAACTAAAATCCCCGGACTTTCTAAGCTGGGATTCTTTCTTATCCTGTCTTGAGTACCTTGAGCAGGAAGGCTATATCCATATCACCCGAATAGGTGAAAATCAAGCCTTTCTTCCGGCAGTCCTCACTCACAAAGGGCGGCACTTTAGAGCCTTCAATTCCATAGCACTTAAAAGATACTTACTGGACAAATGGATTGACTTAATCGCCCTGATTATCTCAATAATTGCCCTTTTGGGCGCCTACCGTAATGAAATCAGTGCGTTACTACACCTATTAATGCCAGGATAGACAGGATAAAGGCCAGCTTAGAGAACCAAGAAAAATCTTCCCAGCTGTACCATAGCTTTTCTTTCTTCATAGCTTCCTCCTATTTTACGATGTGAATAACCTCTTTTAGCATTTCTCCAGCTTTCTTCATGAGGCTGTTCTCTTCCAGATACTCTAATCCTTTAAGTGTGATCTCAGGGCGTGAAAGCTTGACCTTCAGGTAGCTTACATCAAATGACCCCCACGCTTCCCCGCCTGTAATGTATCCCTCTTTTAGGAGCATGGCCATAAGCCTCGACCACATCGGAAGACTGATTCCCAGTGACTCCGGAGAAAGCAGTTCGCTGTCCCACTCTTCCAAATCCATTGCCTTATGTAGGATAGATAGAATCCTGTAAATCTGTTTGAATTGCTCCATAATCGCTCCTTTTTAGGCAACAAAATACCACCGAAGACCGGTGGTAGATTAGTTTTCTTATATGCTGTCTCCCGCGATTAATAGAGACCGAATTTATGCGCTATTTCATCACGGCCTTCTCTCAATTTCTCTCTTAGCTCCGGTGGAATCACTATTTTCTTTGACTCCTCAGCGCTTGGCATTTTACTGTCATCGATAAAATAAGGCCCGTTTACAACATCCTCAAAGGTTGCTTTTTTATCCATACAATCATCTCCTTGTGAATATTAGATGTTCTGATTTCATCAAACTATCTACAATCTGCATCGATACTTCCTCTTCAATCGATGCATCCGAATATCCTATCATATCTCTTTTAATTTTATTGTACATGTTCTGAATATATTCGTCAATATTATCCACGGGCTTTAGCTTTTCCATCCTGTATACTGTGCCGTCATGGCAGACGATAGTAGAACCACTCTGCCATTCCCTGTCAAAGAGATATTTTATATCTGCTCTGGACGGATACGAACTGTTTGGATGATTATGAAGAACCTCGAAGAGAGTCTTTCTGCCGTTCAAAAATTCGTTCTCCTTGGGAGAGAATCCACAGCTATGATACTTATTATTAACAGCGGATGTGTTTTTAACAAGCCGTTTTCCTGTTCTGGCGTCTATCGCCACTATCTCCTCGTAGAATGTATTGTTTCTTGATTCCAAGATTTCCATAGCTTCTTTGTATATTGATTCACTCACCACTTTATTCTTTCCCAGCCCTTCAAATTTATCGTGATACTTCTTTGTGTTCACCAGTTCAAGATTGACGTGCCCCAAATCACGAACGCCGTCGTCTTTGATGTGTGCGAGTTCCTTTTACATAGTCTTCTTTTGAAGCGCTTTGAAGCTTTTTAGGCGTTTGACCGATCCAGATGATCTTTCTTAAAATTTCAAGCTCGCTAAGTGCGATTAGCTC